GCTATTGCAAACCAGATGCTTGGGTATGCGTTTGCTCCTGAATACAAGGAGAAGGTCAGTAATTACATGACAATGGATTGGTGGGCGTCTTTGACTCCCGACGAGGACACTCGGGATAGTGGATGGCTTATCGGTGCCAGTTCTGTCCGTTCTCAACGCTAGGGCGGGACAGTCTCATCTGTTTACTAGGACTGTCCTACGATTTTGGAGTATTAAATGGCTAAGGGTTCTTACAACAGCGTCGGCGCGGGAGAAACCCCGAAACTCGGTGTGTGCGAGTCTGTTGATGTGAAATCACGTCCAGGTGGCAGCGGTCGCAGTTTTGATGGCGTCAAGGTCACTACTGATCTTCCTAAGGTTGCTCGTTCGGGTGGCTACGGCAAAGACATGGGTAAAGTTCCTGGGTCAGCCCCCAAGGCTGCACGTCCTGGTGGTTATGGCAAAGACATGGGTTCCCCCAAGTCTGCACGTCCTGGTGGAGCACGAGGAATCTAGTGTCAACGCACTCCTACGGGGAGTGCATTGCTCAACCGCATCCGTGTTTCGCCTGCAAGATGAAGTATTGGCGTGAGGACGGTATCCCTGGGCTTGCGCTTCCAGACCACGATCACTGGAACGGTCCAACCCTTCGGGAGCGGATCGACGCAACGCTGACCTCAGCGCGTGCCAACGGCTACGAACCAGAACGTTGTTAGTTTGATGGCAAAACTTAGTAAAGCCGAACGCCTCAAGCGTTACCGTAACCGTCTGAATCATGCGAAACGTTGGCGTGAGGAACAGGGTTACGACCAAACGTGGAATCGAATGCTGGACCTATATAAGGGCAAGCATTTTCCCGCAGGTATGGATGACGAAGATCGCATTGCGATCAATATTGCGTTTTCCACAATCAACGTAATCTTCCCGTCTATTACGGTGAATCATCCTGGCATTGAAGTAATGGCCAATAGGGGTGAGGACGAGGATCGTGCGATTATTTCGCAGGCCGTTATCAACTATTGGTGGCGTCACTATGACTTTCGTGCTCCGTTCCGTCGAGCTGCTAAAGACTTTTTGACTGTTGGTCATGGTTGGATCAAGGTTGGTTACAAGTTTGAGGAAAAATCTGCTGACCTGAGTTATGACGAAAAGTCTGCTCAGGAACAGGAGATGATTGCTCAGGCGGACAGTTTTGCGATGTTGAATCCTGACATGGCAGCTGAGACTCCGACTGATGAGGAAATTTCGGCAAACATTCCTGACACAAAGTCTGTTGTTGTTGAAGATCGCCCGACGTTGGAACGTGTCAGCCCGTTTGATATGTTCGTTGATCCCGAAGCAACGTGTATGGAAGATGCCCGTTGGATTGCCCAGCGCATTGTCCGTCCGATTGAAGATGTTCGCAGTGATCCACGGTACAACTACAAGGCACGTCGATCTACGAAGGCTGATGCGGTCATTTCGTCTGACTGGCTGAGTCCAGAGCAGAAACGCAAAATGGATGGTGACATTGATCGTGTCACTGTTTGGGAATATTACGATCTAGTTGCTAACAGCATGTGCGTGTTTGCTGAAGGCGCAGATGACTTTCTGATTGATCCTCGCGGTATGCCGTATGTGTTTGGGCATCCCTATGAGTTCATTGCGAACTATGAGGTTCCCGACGAGTTTTACCCAATCGGTGATTTGGAGATGGTTGAGGCTCCGCAGCAGGAGCTCAACAAGACTCGTTCACAGATGATGAACCATCGTAAAAAGTATGGTCGCAAGTATCTGTATCGAGCGTCTGCGCTTGGTCCTGAAGGTCGTCAAGGCTTGGAGTCCAACGAGGACAACATTGCTATTGAAGTTATTGACGACAATCAGCCGTTGCAGGATGTAATTATGCCTGTACCGATCACGCCGATGGCGGGGGATCTGTACCAGTACAGCCAAATCATTGAAGCCGACATGGACAAGGTTTCGGGTGTAAATGAATATGCCCGAGGTTCAACCCCTGAGGTTCGTCGTACCGCTACTGAAGCAGCGATGATTCAGGATGCCTCTAATGCCAGGTCTGCTGACAAGTTGGCGTTGATTGAAATTGCGATTGGCAGTATTGCCCGCAAGGTGTTGCAGCTCGCTCAGCAGTACATGACAGGGCAGCAGGCAGCACGCATCGTCGGGGCTGAAGGTCAACCTTTTTGGTTCGAGTACACCCATGAGGACATTGAAGGCGAATTCGATTTCATTGTTGAAGGTGGCTCAACCCAGCCCAGTAATGAAACGCAACGTCGCCAGCAGGCCGTAGCGATGATGAACTCACTGGCACCGCTGGTCGGTTCGGTTATTGACCCTGCCGCACTGGCCAAACATGTGTTGCAGCATGGTTTTGGTGTGAAGTCTCCTGGCAAGTTCTTGATGCAACAGCAACCTCCCCCTCCTGTGCCTGGTGATCCGAACGCTATGCCACCGCAGGGCGGTCCACCGCCGATGCAAGGTAATCCTGGTGTTGGTGTCGATGCTCCACAAATGAATCCGCAGGACATTTTGGCAGCTCAACAGGCTGGCGGAATGGACGCTGCTGGTTTAGGTGGACTTCAAATGCCGATGGGTGGTGGTGGAATGCCAATGTCGCCACCACAGATGCCTATGGGTGGTGACCCAATGCAGTCGGGATCAATGCCCATGTCTATGCCTCAAGGCGGAGCGCCCACTGGTTTAGAGGATGTTCCTCTTGAAGTGTTGATGCAGTTGCAACAGCAAATGGCTAGTCAGCAACAGCAACAGCCCGTCTAGGCGGGACACACATATCTAACTCTTAGGGAACAACCTGCGAGATACGCACGACTCCCTAGGAATGATGACTGATACATCTGACGCCGAATACTCGGCGGTAGGGGAATCGGACTTTGTTTCTGAAGGACTGGAACAGCCATCGAGTTTCGACTCGGAACCTACCAGCACCCCTGATGAGACATTTGATTCGGTTCCTGACGGTTCTTTCACGGAATCGGCTGAGCCCATTGAGTCCATTTTTGAACTTGATGGAACACCGATCACCCTTGATGAAGCCCGAAACGGTTACTTACGTCAATCGGATTATACCCGTAAGACGCAAGAGCTGGCCGAAATGCGGACTCGACTGGCGGAAGCTGAAGCGATCACCGCAGCACTGCAACAAGATCCACAAGGAACACTACAGGCACTTCAAGAAGCGTTTGGTGTGGGCCAAAACTATGAGGCAGATCCGTTTGCCGACATGGACCCCGATCTTGCTCGTATCGCTGTGTTGGAGCAGAAGATTGCCGCTCAAGAAAGTGCCGCAACCCAGGCGCAAATCGAAAACGAACTGAACACTCTGCACAGTGACTTCGGAGATTTCGATAACCAAATTTTGTTTGCTCACGCAATCAAAGGTGGTTTCCCTAATCTTCGGGCCGCTTATGCGGACATGAATTTCACTTCGCTGCAAACGCAACTGGAGTCTCTGCGGAGTCAACAGCAGCAGGAGCAGCAACGGATTGAAGCTAAGCGTCAAGCCGCAAGTGTTGTTCATACAGGCTCTAGCCGTTCTGGAACTACGGTTCCCGCACAACCTGAGCAATACGGTTCACTTCGGGACGCGTACCTGGCCGCAAAGAAAGCGTTGGGCGTATAGCCCATTTAACCTAGGAGAAACCCGAAATGCCTAATGTCAATTACGACACAATCCTGAGTACCACTTTGGCAAACCACATGCCGAAGTTGGTCGATAACGTGTTTTCAGCACGTCCGTTTGTTTACTTCCTGAAGCAAGCAGGACAGGTTCGTACCATCTCTGGTGGCTCGAAGATTGTTCTTCCGCTCCTTTACGGACAGAACGGTACTGCTGCGTCTTACTCGGCGTATGACACGATCACCACGACTCCGCAGACTGGTATCACCGCTGCCGAGTACAACTGGAAGCAGTACGCCGCTTCGATCACCATTTCTGGTATTGAGGAAGCACAGAACAACAGCGAAGAACAGATCATTGATCTTCTTGAAGCCAAGACGTTTCAGGCTGAAGAAACCATCACTGAAAAGTTTGACCAAATGTTCATCACTGGTGATGGCACTGGCAACAGCGGCAAGGATTGGCTTGGTCTTGCCAAGCTGGTCAAGGATTCGTCCTCAACCAACATCGGCGGCATCGATCAGGTCACTGATACTTGGTGGGCTCCTGGCCACAAGAACACGACTGCTGGCGCTCTTACGCTCGCTCAGATGCGTACTGCGTACAACACCGTTTCAGTTGGCAACGATCAGCCGAACGTGATCCTTACGACCCGTACCCTGTTTGAAAAGTATGAGGATCTTCTTCAGCCACAGGAGCGTTTCATGGACTCCAAGACCGCTGATGGTGGATTCCAGAACCTTCTGTTCAAGGGTGCGCCAATCGTTTATGACAACTACGTCACGGCTGGCGACATGTTCTTCCTTAACACGAAGTACATCCGTCTTGTCGGTCACTCGGACACTTGGTTCAAGCCAACCCCGTTTGTTCGTCCCAACAACCAGGATGCTCGTTACGCACAGATCCTGTGTTACGGCGAACTCACGATCAGCAACCGCGCACGCCAAGGTGTTCTTACCGCCAAGACCGCCTGATAGTAGCGCAACAAGCATGAGTTACGGGGCGGGGGTTTCGGCCCTCGCCCCGTTTCGTTCTACAAACCTTTTCGGGAGTTTCTGTGAGTCAACTAGCAGTCAGTTACGGTGCAAATGCTGTACCAGCAATGGGCGGCACCGCCGACTCGTCCCGAGTCAGATTCCAAAACGCTGCTGTTCCCGCAATCGGTTCAGGGTCATCGCTACCAACAGTTGTGCAGGCAGTCGGTGGGTGTGCAGACACCAACAAGGCGGGCGATCCATGTGGAGCTCGACCCGCCAAAGGGACCGAATGGTGTGTCGGACATCTTCGTTCTCGGGGTGAACTGTAATGGCATACACGCTGGATCAAATGCGAGTTTATGTGCGTCAGCACTTGGATTTGGATGAATCTGAAATTCCCAACGAGTTGCTCGATGTTTGGGCCAGGGACGCTTCTATCAAGATTTCCCGTAGCCGTAAGCGTTGGCCGTTCTTTGAAACCTCATGGGTTCTCACCACTACCAGCGGAACACGCGATTACGCACTGTCGGCTCTTAGCCCTGCTGCTGACGAAGTTGTTTCGATTGTTCGCAACGACCGTCGTTTGACCTTTATGGGTCGTGACGAGGCTGAAGCAGCGTACCTTCCCTATCAAACGTCTAGTGGATTTGTGACGTTCTACAACGTGTGGGGCGACACCCTGCGTCTGTATCCAACACCCGACATGGCTGACACGTTGAATCTTCGTGGCTACCGCAAAGTCGTTGACTGGGTTGCTGACGGTGCTGGTGCAGTACCCGATTTCCCAGACGACTTTCATGACGCCATCCGTTTGTATCTGGTGGGTATGGCGTATTTGCAGCAGGAAGATCCTGAGATGGCACAGCAGTTCATCGGTGCGTTTAACGCCGAGATGGATGTGTTGAAAAAGCAGTACGGCGATGCTCCTGGTGCCTATCCGCTTGTGCTTGGTGGTGGCCCTCGGGTTCGTCAACCAAACCGACTGCATTTCCCGTTTGACTGATTGTCATGAGGACTTCTCCTAAACGAACTCAACTGCATTCTCTGCGCGATTTCACGGGTGGAATCAACCTTGTTTCAGACGCTTTCAAGTTGGGTGACAACGAGTCACCCGACCTATTGAACGTTGACTTGGATCGTCGTGGAGGATTCCAGGTTCGACGTGGGGTAACACCGTTTTCAAACACTCCTTTGGCTGCGTCCCCCGACAGTATTTGGACTTTCAACGCTTCTGGAACTATTCACACGATGGCGCAGGTTGGCACTGTCGTGTACAGCAGTGTCCCATCGGTTTGGACGACAATCGGAACCAGTCTTGGTTCCGCAACAAAAGATGTTTGTCCTGTCACGTTCAACAACAACTGTTACTGGGCTAGAGGCAACGCTGATGTAGCCAAGTTCACTGGTTCTATAGCCTCCACGATGGGCAATGCCTTCAACGACACAATTACTGCTACCAGCGGTAATGTCATCAGAGCCAACCATGCTGCTGTTCATGCAGGTTACATGTGGGTTGCCAGCACCTACGAGGGTGCTGGAGGCGTAAACAGTTTCCCCAACCGCATTCGTTTTTCATGGGCAAACACCTTTGACAACTCGGGTGAGAACTGGCGTACAGACGATTTCATCGATATTGATGAAGGCAAAGACTTTGATCCGATCACAGCAATGGTCCCGTTTGGTGATCACCTTCTCATATTCAAACGTGATTCCGTGTATGCCATCTACGGTTCATCGGCTGAAACATTTAGCATGGTCAACGTTTCCAGCACTGTCGGTTCTGTTTCCCATGCAGCTGCTATCGCAACACCAGCAGGAGTATTTTTCTTTGACCATTCATCGGGCGTAAACGTCTACACGGGTCGAAATGTCACAAACGTATTTGGCCAGGTTTTGCCTGCGCTGCGTGACGGTGACATTCCCCGATTGCAAACCGACAAAGTGGATATGGGTTGGGTCAACAATCGCCTATGGGTTTCAGTCCCGTGGGCGGACGATCCAACACCCCCCAGAGGTGTCACGTTTGTTCTCGACCCCAACCTGAAAACAGGTGGGTCATGGACAAAGTATTCATTGAAACTTGGTCCATACAGCCGCGGTTACAGGACTGTTGACAGTTTGGCGTATGTGTACGGCACAAATCTGGTGTTTAAGGTTGATGTGGTTGGACAATATTTTGACAACTTTGGTCCCGAACTGGGCATCAAACCTATTGATGCTTGGTATCAGACTCGTTGGGTTGATCTGGGGGAGCCATCAATTAAGAAGCGTTGGCGGCGCACCGAGGCTTTGATGCAGGTCGATCAAGGTTATGACTTGCCTGTTGTTTCCTATTCAGATTATGACCCGACAGTTACGGTAAAGAGCTTTAAGTTCAATGCTGTTGGCAGTTCTTCTGGTGTTAACGATGCCATCTGGGATGATCCTGATTCCGATTGGGTTAGTCCATCAATAAACCCAGGGGCAACAAAATGGGCTAAATCGGGTGTTTACGGATATGTGGATCGTGGACAAACGCTGGGTATTGCTCGATCAGTTTCTTTAAAGGTGGGCGGTCAAGTGCTGTCTGCCGCTGAGCCAGGTGAAGTGCAGGCCCCCGTTTTTTGGGGTGTCGATGCTTTGCTTTTTAAATATGTCCCTCGGAGGGTTCGATGAGTGCAGTAAGTAAAACCTACACGTTTGTTCCTGCCACAGACATTGAGTCTGCGGAGGTCAACCAAAACTTTGATGATGTTGTCAACTATGTCAATGCTGAAGTGATTGTCCGTGACGCATCCAAGGCGTTTACGGCTATCCCGTCTGGTCCTGGAACTGATCCGACTTCACCTAATCAGTTTGCTCGGAAGCAGTACGTAGATGACAAAGACGCTGCTATTACAGCTGTTACCACCTCTCACACGGCAACACTCGCTACCCAAACGACAGATTTAACGAAACGTCCGACAATCAATAACAATGCAACGAACGTCAAGATGATTTCGCAAACGGTGGTTACAGCCACAGATGCTAATGGGGATGTTACGGTAAATTTTCCCGCAGGCCATTTAACGACTTGTGTAAATGTTGTTGCAGTAAGTGGAAGTATTAATGCAAGTTTGGTTACACAAATTTCAACAATTTCTTTGATTGGTTTTACAAACACTGGGTTTAATGTGAGGGTGTTCAAGACCGCTTCTGCGGCCCCGTTTGGTGTTTACATTCTTGAACCTGCCGTAAGTCAGGGCGTTAGAATCAACTACATCGCCACTGGAACCTGATGGCAAAGTGGTCGAATCCGATCCCAGCAGTACAGCCCGCAGAGCCTCCGATTTTGCGGCAAATCTTTACGTCCATTGAGAAATGGTCAGATGGCGTTGGGACTGGTGCTACTGGTCCTGCTGGCCCGCAAGGGCCGCAAGGCATTCAGGGACGTTTCATTGTTTCCGATACCGCACCTAGTAGCCCGATTGTTGGCGACATTTGGTTTAACAGTTTAAGTGCAGTGTCCTATGCGTTTTATGACTCGCATTGGATTGAACTGGGGTCAGGTTCGCAAGGGCCGCAAGGGCCGCAAGGGCCTTTTGGCGGGACATTGAACGTTGATGGTGGAGATCCCAATTCGATTTATGGCGGCATCCTCCCGCTGGATGCAGGTGGAATTTAAATGGCAACACAAATCCAACTTCGACGCGGAACAGCATCACAGTGGTCAACGGCAAACCCAATTCTTGCTGTTGGCGAAATGGGTTTGGAAACCGACACAGCAAAATTTAAGGTCGGTAACGGCACGCAAACTTGGTCTGCCTTGGCGTATTCGTCTGGACCTATTGGTGCTACTGGCCCGACTGGTACTGCTGGCGCTCAGGGTTCTGTTGGTCCTGCTGGGGCTACGGGCCCTGCTGGACCTACAGGGGCTACTGGTTCTGCTGGCGCTACTGGTGCAGCCTCAACTGTTCCTGGCCCCGCTGGCCCTACTGGTCCTGCTGGACCGCAAGGATCGACTGGTGCAGCATCGTTTGTTGCTGGCCCGCAGGGACCAACAGGTCCGCAGGGACCAATAGGTCCGCAGGGATCTGTTGGGGCACAGGGTTTAACTGGTTCGCAGGGTGCGGTTGGATCTCAAGGAGGAACTGGTGCCCAAGGTTCGACTGGACCTCAGGGGGTGCAAGGTCGTTTAATCGCATCGGACACTCCACCTAGTAGCCCTGTCGCAGGTGACATTTGGTTTAACAGTCTGACCGCCGTTTCGTATGTGTTTTACGATTCGTTTTGGGTTGAGTTGAACTCAACAGCAGGTCCGCAAGGACCCACAGGTCCGCAGGGATCTGTAGGTACTGCATCGACTGTTGCTGGTCCGCAAGGTGCAGCGGGAACGAACGGAACAAACGGCGCACAAGGTTCAACAGGCCCACAGGGATCGACTGGCGCTCAAGGAGCCACAGGAGCCACAGGAGCCACAGGATCTCAAGGGGCCATAGGACTTCAAGGTGCGACGGGTGCTACTGGTTCTCAAGGAACGATGGGTCGTTTCATTGCGTCGGATACTGCGCCCAGTAGTCCTATTGCGGGTGATGTTTGGTTTAACAGTTTGACTGGTGTGTCATACATTTTTTTCGACTCCTTTTGGGTTGAGTTGGGTTCAGGTAGTCAAGGTCCTCAGGGTGCTGCTTCAACTTCTGTTGGTCCGCAGGGACCGACTGGTCCTGCGGGTGCGGCTGGAGCGGCAGGTTCTCAAGGTCCGCAAGGTGTTCAGGGTGCTACGGGCGAAGGTGTCGCTACGGGCGGCACAATCGGGCAGGCGTTAGTCAAAACCTCGGCTACTAATTACGCTACCGAATGGGCTTCGATTGGTTCGGCGGCACGTCCGCTACTGACTGGTGGCGCGTATCTCGACGGCAGCGGGTTGGTGCTGGGTGGGCTTGCCAGCAACTATGCCAGCACCCCTGACTCGGCGGCGCTGTCAATCACGGGTGACATTGATATTCAAGTGAAGGTTGCGCTGGATGACTGGACGTCAGCAAACGTTCTTATTAGTAAGCGAACAGGCGGCACGAGTATAGATCAGCCATATGAGTTCGCTGTCCTAGGATCGGGCCTACTTCGTTTTATTTGGGCGAACGGCACGACCAACTTCATTCAGGATTCAACCATTGCACCGACTGTTTCGGATGGTGACAGCCTTTGGGTGCGCGTCACTCTTGACGTAGACAACGGGGCAACGGGCAACGATGTCACCTTTTTCACATCAACGGACGGTACGGCTTGGACACAACTTGGCAGCGTTGTGACGACCGCTGGCACAACCAGCATCATTGACGACGCCGCTTCTCTCGCAATCGGCGTCCGTGGAGCATCGGGGTCACCTACCAGCGGCACCGTTTACCGCGCAATCGTCAAGAACGGCATCGACGGCACCACCGTTTTCGACGCTGACTTCTCCGATCAAACTGCTGACGCGTTGGCGTTTAATGCGACGGGCGATATGGGGATTAAGGCAGACGGCCTTGTCTTGAAAGGGGTTTCGGGTCAGTATGCAAGTACCCCTGACGCAGCGGTGCTGGACATTGCTGGCGATATTGATATTGCGGTGCGTGTGGCGCTGACCGATTGGACTCCTGCTTCGGGGGGACCGCAAGCGCTGATATCCAAACGGTTGAATTCAAACGTCTCTTACAGTTTGTTTGTCCGAGACGCTGCCAACTCTGGCAAACTTTTACTGGAAACATCAGGGGACGGGTCAACAGCACGAAACGCAACCTCATCAGTAGCCCCAACAGTAAGTGACGGTCAGGCTTTATGGGTTCGGGCGACACGCGCATCGAGTAGCGGCAGCACCGTCTTTTACACTGCACCCGATTCGCCTACTTACCCGACAGTATGGACGCAACTCGGGACAACAATTTCTACCCCCGCTGGGGCAATCTTTGCTAGCACAGCAAACTTAGTTGTTGGTTCGCAATCAGCAGGAACTTCAACAATGCTGAACGGCACCGTTTATCGCGCCATCGTAAAAGACGGCATTGGTGGTACTACCGTGTACGACGCCGACTTTAATGCGCAACCGTCAGGGACAATTTCGTTTGTGGAGTCGTCATCTAACGCTGCGGCTGTGACTGTGAATGGCGGCACAAACTCAACCGTCACGATCAACACCACCCGCTATTCGTACGGGGTGCCTGAAATGCAAGGGTCATCGGTCGTCTCTCAGGTTTTAAATCCGAATCGGGACTTTTACTTCCCGTTTCGCATCACGCAGTCGCTCATTGTTGACATGTTTGGCTTTGAAGTTACGACGGGACCAGCATCGGCCTCCACGACCTATATGGCTATTTACAACGCCGACAATGATTTGCAGCCTGTCGGTTCTCCCGTCGCTACGGCTAGTGCTGCCGTCGCCGCATCAACCGCTGGCGTTGGGCTGTATCGCCTCCAGTTCACACCCGTGACCTTGCCCGCTGGCAACTATGTGATCGGTCTCAATAGTTCCGTTCAGACCACCTACCGAACTATTCGCGGTGGCGTCTCGTCACTTATTGAAACAATCGGGGCTACCCCGTTTATCACAACTCCGCAAGTCGTCCGAACAGCGGCAGCGTTTTCTGCCAGCCCCTTGCCTTGGGTTGAAAAAGGAACAGGCAACTCTGGTTCGTTGAACCCGATCCACCTCCGATATAAGGCGGCTACCTGATGATTCACCATTTCACCGACCCCCAAGGCGTGACTCACACATGGGAAACACCTGACCCGCCGCAAACACCGCTTGACCCGACAGGCGCACTAGCCACACTCCTCGCAGTCACCGAAACGCTCACCGTCGAAGACGCTGCGAACGCTGTCGGACTTACCGCCGCCGATCTTGTTGCAGAGGCTGAAGCGTGGGCGATGGCAGATGTAAATCGTGTCCCATCCGACATGCTCGCCCTGTTTTAACAACTATTAGGAGCAGAAATGCCAATCGACTTTCCAAACACCCCCACCTCGGGACAAACATTTACCAGCGGTACACGCACATGGACCTATGACGGGTCTAAGTGGAATTTGACTGCATATGGTGCAACAGGCCCCCAAGGGGCTACGGGTGCTTCTGGCACAGGTCTGATTGTTTGCACCTCCACGACACGACCTGCGTCACCTTCGGTTGGTCAAAACATTTACGAAACCAACACAGGCGATCATTTGGTGTATTACGGGGCGACAACGGGCTGGCGTTTCCCGTGGGATAAACCGTGGGGCAACATGGGCCAGTCAACAGTCCAAGCAGCCGCCAGTGCAAACAGCATAACAAGCGTGAATACTGGATTGGTAATTACAACACCAAGTCTGCCCGCTAACCGTCGCTTAAAGTGGACTGTCAGCGGCCACCATTTCTTTACTTCAGTTAATGATTTGGCACACTTTGAACTGAAAACAGGTGCCACAACTGGCGGTACGGGACTGGGGCTTGTCAACTATGTGCCAGGGTCAACCACATTTGCTAACGGATTTTCATTTCACCAAGTTGAAACAACGGCTTCTTCGGCCACCGTAACCAGACGTTTGATTGTTTATGGGGCTTTGACGACATCTGGAACAATCCAGATGTTTGCTGACGCCAGCCGTCCAGCGTTCCTGTCATGCGAGGACATGGGGCCTTCTGGTAATCCTCCAGCGGCATAGCGGGACATTTTACATATATGTAGATGAGCAACGTCACAAACTATCTGAGCCCAGAGGAAATCAACGCCTACCAGTCACGCATTGACAATGCGGATCTGGCAGCTCAGCGTGGATTGACGAAACTGGGTACTCGTCGCCAAGAAGCGACGGCTGACTTCAATACAGCCTATGGGCGGTTGGGTACTCAGTGGGATAACTACCAGAGGGCGTTGCCCAACTCGTTTGCCCGTCGCAATGTATTGCGCTCGGGAATCATGAATCGCGCCATCAATGATTACGGGACAAATCGTGCAAATGCTTTTGGTGATTTGCAGCGGACTTCCGACCGTCAAATGGGTGGTTATGCCGAGAGCCAAGGTGATATCGAGATGATGTTGAAAATGAATCGCGATCAGGTTGAACGTGAACGTATGGCTCGTCAGCAATCGTTGGCTTCTCAAATACAGGCGGTGCAGTAATGCTTGGTGATCTGATTCTTGCAATCAAAAAAAATGCAACTAGCAAATCAGGCCCAAAAAACGCCTGGTCTAGTGGCTACTACGGGCCATCAAAAGGCCCGACACTTAACACTTCTTACAGGTCTGCTAGATCTGCTGGACCCGCTGGTCCTATGGGGCCAACCACTCCTTTCAGTATCGGTCCAGCAGGACCTCAAGGTCCTGGGGATGTTTTGCCTGAGCCGAGAATCGATGTTGACGATATTTTTGGCGGTGGTGACAATGGTGGTGGTGATGGTGGCGCTGCCGCCTATGTGCAATCGCTAATTAAGGGTATTAACGAGTCATTTGATCGTCAGCGTGGTGCGCTCGATACCAACAAGGCGAATTCTTCTGCGGGTATTCAAAGGAACTATGACGCCTTTAAACAGGGCATTGCCAGTAACCAAGCGTTGTATCAGCAGGGTTCTGCTGCAATCCAGGCTGAAATCTCACGTCGTATGGCGGAGTCTGTTGCACGCAACACCGATCTGGGAAATCAGATTGGTGGCGCGGTTGGAAGCATTGGTGGTAACGCTGCTGTTCCTCAAGCGCAGGTTGCTGCAAATGCGGCAACGTTGGCTTCTTCACAAGGTTTTCAGCAGGATCTGGGTAATCGTTTAGACCAGATTGTTGGTGCTAATCAGCGGTCTGCTGAGAACAGTGGTGATCTTGTTCGACAAGGTGCCTCGGGCAATTTGGAGAACAATTACAACGCAATGCTGAATGCGATGTTGGCGCAGCGTGAACAAAGTCTTATGGAAGCTCAGCAGGCTGGAATGTCTAGTGGCCGTGGCCGTGGCGGTGGCGGTGGCGGTTCAAGTAAAAGCGGTGACTACACAAACCTTTTGAAACAAACTATTGCTCGGGATCGGTTGGAAAGTTATTTGAATAATGATCCGATTGACAATGATCGGATGCTTCAAATGATGTTGGCTAGTGGTGGCACTGATGCTGCTACAGCATGGTCTTGGCTTGCAGCTCAGAATCCACCTGAATCCAATTAATACATGGCGGGCTTGTCGCAGTCTCAAATCGCAAAACTAAAAACCGTCAGTTCGGCGCGTACAAAAACACGAAACAGTTCGGGCCGCAAATTCTCTGCTAAAGACGAAAATTTATTGAAGTTAGCCCGTGGCTTGGCTGCTGGTTCCTATGCGTACAATTCCGACCCTTTGGCTGGTTCTCAAAAGAAACTGACTGATTCAATCCAAGCAATCATGCAGTCAAATTCGCCTGGTGGTTTCAAGAATGCTGCGGCTGGATATTCGACAGACAAGTCCATCAAGAAAGATGAGTCGGTTTTCGATCAAGTCAAAGGTGCATTAGGCACAGGCATTTCTGGTGTCGGACAGTTTTTGACTGTGCCTCAAACATTGGTGACTCAACCGATTCGTCGTTTGATTGATCCTTCACGAAATTTGATGAAGGACCTCAACAACCTTGAAACAACATCCTCATCATTAGCGGGTGCCGACTGGTTTAAAGGTTTACCTGCCCCAGCAAAGATCGCTGTCGGGATTACCGCTGACATTGCCACTGATCCGTTGACGTATGTGCTTGGTGCGGGTTTGATAACAAAGCTCGGTAACGCTCCAGGCATTATCCAAAAAATTGATAAAGCATCTGATGTGCTGAGAGCTGCTGGACGTGTTGATGACGCTGAACGTCTGGTTACGTTTGGTGGCAACCTTGCCCGCAAAGGCAAAGGTGGCATCGGCGGCATTAAGAATGCCGACCTCACTTGGATCGGCAAGACGCTGGAAGAAACTGGTGTTGTCGATTTAGGTGGCAAAGCCCTGAAGGGTGGTTTGTATTTCCAGCTTCCAGGCACAGGGCGTGTCGCTTCTTATGGCGCGAAGAAACTTACGGGCGTAGGTATCGACTCGGCTAAGTATCAAATGTATTTGGGTCGTGGTCCTCTCGTTGAGGGTGTGTCGAAGTTTGCTTCAAATGTTTCTGGCGGCATAAAGACCTCGAAGTTGATGTCAACTTTGGGTGAAACTTACGGCGGCGGCGAAGGCCAGTTGAAGCGTGCGATTCTGAATGCGAAGTCTCCGCAGGAAGCATTAAATTTTCGTCGCATCCTCGTCAGTGACCGTATCGAAAACGGTGTCACAGCGACTGTTTTGAAGATGCACGAGCGTAAAGCTGCGGCTGTTGAGAAGATTGCTAATCAATCGGGTGTTGATCGGGCTGTGATCGTCGGGGCTTTGGACGGCAACCTTGATGACATTGGGAAGTTGAAAGCTGCGGACGCTGGTCTTTACGATGTTGTTCGTGGTCTTGATGACCAGTTGATTACTGAGACGACAGCGCAGGTTAGGCGTGTTGTTCAAAGTTTTGGTGGGGATCTCAATGATGTTCAGCCTTTGGTTGATCGAGCGAAAGATCATTTGCATGGTCTTTTGACTGATGAGGCTCGGGCTGGAATGGCGGCTTCCAAGAAGATCAGATACGCCGACAATGGTGTTGAAGGTTTCATGTTGCCTGCCAAGTATGTGCCTGGTGCGGATCACCTTGGGACTCCGATTAGAGACGCTACGGACACTCTGACTCGGGCGTATGTCGTCGGTGAGGACGGTCGCAAATACGTTCTTCTTGGTGAGGCAAACAAGCCTGCTGTTGCGATGGCTGCTGAGCATGGCACTGGTGCCACTGCTGAGCAGGCTGTTCTTGCCAAGGTTGGTGAGACTTTGCAGGACAATGCAAAGGCCGCAGCGGAACTTGACATTGATGGTCCTGTCACACAAATCCGTTACATCGACAAGGACGGCAAGATTGTTCCTGGCTGGGTTTCTACCAGCGACATTCGGTATGACCAAATTGCTCCGAATGGTTTGGGTGCTAAAACCCAGGTGAATGCAATCAATCGTGCCAAGTATGGGCATGATTTGTTCAGCAATGATTACGGTCAGATTGTTCAAAAGCAGATCCGTGATTTTGGTAGAGCCGCTGGTAAAGAGGTTCGAGGTCTGTATCTGAAAAAGTACGGCCTTGCTGTTTCTAAGGGTGAGGATCAGTCGGTTGCTGCTGCGATTGCTGAGCAGCGTGGCATCACTGTTTCTGCTGATGCTGCATCTGATCCTGCATTCCAGACTGCCGTTGTCGCCAATGTTGATGATCCTGCGAGAATTCAGGTTGCGGCTATTGCGGCGAATGGTGCTGCTGATGCACGCACCTCACTGCCAACAGAGCCAGCAGATTTCTCGCTGTTGTCGCTAACGCCTGAGGAAGCGCAGACTCATCTTGATGAGGTGGTGGAAGTTCAGCAGGCACAAGCTGATGCTCTTGCGGGTCGTTCTGCTCGATCAAGACCGAATGAAGTATCGGATGTTCTGGGTTCGATCGATCGCACGAAAACTCGTTTGGGGATTGCGAAGGAACAGGTTGCATCGCTGAATCGTCTGATTGATGATGCGGAGCAGATGAACGCTGGGATGCCTAAGCAGGTTGCCGTTGAAAGCAATCCAGATTTGCGACCCGATCTTTTTGCCCCCGAAAAGTCTTTGCCAGAGATGACTCCCGAAGAACTGGCGGGAAACGAAAAGTCGCTGGATCTTGAATTAGGCAATGCTGAAAATGCGAAGTCTGGGTTGCAAGCTGAACTCGACGATGCTCAAAAGTTTGAGGGTGTTGCTTCTGATACTCAAGTGTCTCGTAGAGACTTGAATGATCTTCGAGGTGAAGTTAAGACTGAGGCTGGTCAAGTTGCCTCTCAGATGCGTGCTCAGGTGGATGCTGTTGGTGGTCGTTTAGAATCTCCGTGGAACAGTCCTGGTGGCGAGTGGGACTGGTGGAAACAACTGTCACGTTCGCAGCAGAGCGTTTTGCGTCGATTTATGGGTGGCGGAGAAGTTGTTAGTAGCGGTGCCTCTAGGTTTGGTGGTGCCGATGTTGGTCGTCTAACTGACGGCATGGGTGTTGATGTATTTGCTGAGCAATGGCGACAGATCCGCAATCTGTCACCTGATGCAAATATCAGCGAAATCATGGACGACTGGGTTAGTCACGTTCTTCAAATGAACGATGCCGAAAAGGTTGCCCGTGGTGCTGCTGGTTACACGTCTTTGGTGCAGGACTGGATGGCACCAAGTGTGTTTGGTGACTCCGCTCGACGGCTCACCCCCGAGTTGCTGTTCCCGTCTGAAAAGCTCGGGGATACAGCGATTGCAGAGAATCTGTCTCAACACTTGGCACGAGAGTTCAGCGATGCGGGAGTACCTGGACGTGCGGCTGCCGATATTGAGGCGGAACTTCGCCAGCTAGAATCCAGTAGCGAGGATCTTGTCAATCGTTATCAAGAAGTAATGTCTGAGCTTGGCCGCCGCGAGGCGTTAACTGCTGCGGGTCAACCAATCGGAACGCAGAAACTGATTGGCAATCCTGACTTGCTAGAGGTCAGCGAGTTGAAGTCGATTCGTGAATCAATCATGGTGACAATGCAGTCAGATGCTGATTCGCTGAGGATGCTCACGGATCGCAGTATTGATGAAGCCAAGTATCTTGCCTGGACTAAATCTGGTGATGCCCAGCAAAGTTTGGCTAACGCTGTTTTGAATGGCTGGGTTGGGATCTCCCGTCACACCCAAGTTCCTGAGCAAGTGGCCGAGGTTATGGCGATGCTCGCCAAAGTGACTGGTCCTGATGCGTTACCAGGACTATTCCGCTATTTCGACAAGCTTACAAACCTGTTTAAGTCATGGGCTATTGCCAGCCCTGGTTTCGTCATGCGAAACGGCATGGGCGGAATGTTCAACAACTATCTGATTGGTGTTGACGCTGGAAGGTATCGGGAGTTCATCAAGGCTGATCGTGCTTTCACGACTGCGTTGAAACGCACTGGCGACATCGACAAGGCGTTGGCTGCTGTACCTGCACGATTCAACAGGCAATACCGTTTGCTGCATTCTTCTGGCGTGCTGGCTGAAACAGATCGTGCCAGTGATGCTGTGTTTGGCCTTACGAAATCTATGGGCCAAGGCGACCAGACCCGTGATGCGTTTGGATGGTTGGGCAATAACGTCGCCACCCGTGGTGTTTACGCTGCGAACTCTCGCATGGAGCGGGTGTTGCGTGGCGCAGCAGGAATGGATGCTGCTGCCAAAACTGATTCGTTGGACGGCATTTACGAGTCCGTGTTTAAAGCACATTTTGATTACTCGGATCTCAACAGGTTTGAGGTCAATGTGATGAAGCGTGTATCACCTTTTTACACTTGGACTCGAAAGAATCTTCCGTTGCAAATGGAAATGCTGTTTAAGAATCCGAAAGCGTACAATCGCTATCAGATTTTTAAGAGCAACATTGAAGCAGTGACTCCTGAAGAAGATTTGGTTCCGACTTGGATGAAAGATCGTTTGAACATTCGTCTGCCGTTTACGAACAAAGACGGTCAGATGTACATTCTTCCTGATCTACCTTTCACATCGTTAAATATGTTTACGAATGCTGATGAGTTGGCAGGTCAAATCAACCCTGTTATCAAGACTCCCATTGAAATGTTGATGAACCGAAAAATGTATTTCGGTAAATCTATTCCGTTCAAAGAAGGTTATGTTCAGATGCCTGACATTCTCACTAAGACAGGCATAGCTCAGGTTATGGGTTTGACTGGATTGGCGGAGAAAGATCAGAGCGGGAACTTCATGACCCGTGACAAGACGTTGTATGCGGTTGAACAGTTCCTTCCGTTCTTTGGTCGGATGCGTCGCTTGCTACCGTCAGAGAAAAAGTATGATGAGCGGGCCGCTACCACTTGGATCAACTTCTTGTTTGGTGCTGGGTTGCGGACCAACACGATGACAGATCGGTCGTCGGAGTTGTATTTCCGCCAGCGCAGTGTCGATGAGATTGCGAAAGATTTGAACTCGTTGGGGTATGGCGGTTACACCTATTGGGATAAGCGTGTCGAAACTTCCCGTAAGCCAGGGCCGAATGATAAGCGTCCGTATCTGACTTTGAATCAGCCCAAGGGTGGGTTGGGTCCGAATTCTGCGTACACAAACGTGCGTAGCTCCAGCAAGTTGTCGCCCGAGGCATTTCAAGCTGCAATGACTCAGCTCGCAAAGATGAGTAGTACAAAGTAATGGATGTGGTGTTGCGGTTTGTAGAGACTGCCATTGTCCCTATTGTTGTGGCTGGTGTCACAGCGGGAGTGGGGGCTTGGGCGTTGATCCGATCCCATCGTAAAGATGTTCAGGGTTTGGATGATCGCAACACTGAGCAGCATCATCAGAATGCTGCGTTACTTACCCACCTGAGCAAGCAGGTTGGTGGGATTGACTCGAAGGTTGATCGCCTGGATCAGCGGTTGGATCATGTCCAGCAGTGGGCTAGTGAGCATGAAATCACCCATTTGATTGAGGATTCTGCTCCGTAAAGCCCGTATCGTTCGTACAGGTGTTCTACAGGTCGTACAGCCGTTCGATGGGGTTTGGGGTGTAATCACCCCACCCGACAGGCTGGAATCGCTTAGAACGCATTCTGGAGGCTGGTTTGGGCGGGACATTCTCACCTAACAGGTGTGGATGACGTAGACGGATTTTTGCAAGCACAAAATTTTACGAAGAATGGGTCTCGGACCCCGAACTTGTGGGTGGTCCACGACGAGGAATATCCCGAGCGGCCCGATGCCGCATGGGATGTCGCCCGATACTTTGCAGGGGCCAACGCCCCCCGATCCTCAGCCCATGTATGTGTCGATGACCGCAACGCCATTGGCTGTGTTGATTGGCGCGACATTGCATGGCATTCAGGTCACGGTGCAACCAACAACCGTTCTATCGGTGTTGAGCATTCAGGATATGCGTCACAATCCCGCGAGGAATGGTTGGACGAGTACGGCATGAAAATGCTGGATCGTTCCGCCCGACTGTTCGCAGAAGTCGCCTACGGCATTTTTGGTATCCCCGCCGTAAAACTCACCCCCGAACAGGTTGCAGCAGGTGAAGCTGGAATCTGCGGCCATGCCGATGTGACCTACGGGTTCAACATTTATGGGGGCCACACCGACCCAGGCGAACAGTTCCCGTGGGACGTTTACATCTCGATGTGCAAAAAGCACATCACAGGATCATCGGAGGATGATGAAGTGAAACCGTACATTCTGATCGACCCCCGAGACACAAAAGCATGGCTGTGTTCGGGAAACACCAAATACCATTTGGCAAGCATGGGGGAACTAGAGGTCCACAAGTTCTTTGGTGCCGCCGTTGTGAACCCTGCGCCCGCCGCATGGGTGGATTCGCTGTGTACTATCAAGGACGCACAGTGAACAGCAAAGTCACTGCCATTTCTGGTGCAGTCATCGGACTTGTTCAGGCCGTCATCATTCTCGTCAACTCGTTCGGTTGGGCAACTATCACTGGCGACCAGTCAGCAGCGATTACAGCAGTGATTACTGCTGCCGTCACCGTTGTTGCACACATACTGATTAACGACCAGATTGATGTTGCCTTGCACACCGAAGTACCTGTTGTTGCTGTGTCTGGTGCAGCGGTCACCCCAACGTTTTCTGATGACGCTGGCACCCCCACGCCCTGACTGGGATCTTGACGATCCCAACCATGCCAAACCCGAGTCAGATGATGACTACGAGTATGTGGAGCCTGATGCGGTTCCTACGCGGGTCCATCCCAACGAACACCCGTACGAGATTCCAGTAGCACCAGTTTAGAACGCAGTCGCTCAATCTCGTCGGCTGCCTCACGTTCCAAATAACAGTCTGAGTGGCCGTGGTCGTGTTCAAGATATTCTCCCTCTGGTAAACACGCCCGTAGGCGCAACATTTCAACAATGTCACTCATTTTCAAATTCCCGTGGGTCCGATTTAACGTCGTACTCGTCCCAAAGTGCATGGCGCATGGCGGATCGAACCTGTTCGGCCTCGTCCTGTTTGACCAGGTGCCACGGCTTTACCATTTTTCGGATTAAGCCAACAGGCAAAATCACAGTGACTACTTGTTCATCAGGCATTTGATAAGTCATTAGTTTCATCCTTTACAAGACTTTGTTGGCACGCAAGTTCAAAAACATCTCTTGGGTATCGGGTGAGTCGAAGTCGGTCGGCTGCTGCTTTGACAATCCAACGAGGCAGGAACACGGCGATGATTTCATCCTCATTGTCCATTAGATGACTCCCAATCAATCGCATTGCGGAATGCCGTCATAACGGCATCTTTGGGATTCAGGTACACGACCTGATCTTTAGTAAAGTTCGCCCATCGCTGCACCAAAGACAACGGCAACTCAACCATCACTGTTGCCTCAGGTTTGATTTCAGGCGTAGCTTCTTCTGCGCCATCTAGCGCACTGATGCTGGCGACTGACTGTGAACCATAACTACCCATTACAAATCAACCATCTTTTCTTTTGTATTTTGGCGTACCGAATGTCGATACAACTCCAACTGTCCTGACAGCGATTCAATGGTGTACGCAGCAGCAAGCAGTAGAGCGACGTGCTCACTGATGCCAGCAGGCGAGGCCCCATACCTCAGGCGTTTCACCAACTCGTCATGTTCTGTCATCGTTTGCTTTCTCCTTTGATGCCCTTTAGGTCTGATAGCAGTAGCTCGTTCTGATCCCGCAAGTAGCGAATCTCAACGGCTGCTTCAAGTACGTCGTCCTCGCACCAGTCAGCACCGCATCCGCAGTGCTCACGACAGCTGGCATAGCAAGTGCAGTCCGAACCAGCGTTTTCCAGTCGAACCAGGATGTCCTGCTCAGTCCTGCTCATAATCTTCCTCATCCATTTCAGGCAGCTCATAGGCGTCGAGCTCCCATTGCAAAGCCACTTTCAGCATTCCGATTACTTCCCACGGATGAACTTCGTCATCCGTGTTCACTTCCAGCGACATGGTGCCGTCAGGTTCCAGAATGCGAATGACGTGGACTCCACCAAGTTCCATGCGTTCACTGGTCATTGGCAGGCCCCGTTCCAAGGTTTCGCACCCAGTTCGTTGTACGCACCTAGGGCTACAGCGTCTTGGTCAGTGGGGGAGGCATGGTTGGGGGCAACACCGATCAGGTCGTGGCGTCCGATGCGACCTGCAAAGGTGTCCCATCCGCCTTGATAAAACTGGTAGGCACCCATGAAGGTTCCTGTCGAGTTCACTGCCTGATAGTTGCCTCGGGATTCACGCCAGCGAATGCACTCGAAGAATGCGTCAACGTTGGTTGGCGCAACAGACGCAACAGACACTGGTTTTGTGGTGGTTGTTGTGTTTATCCAGCTCAGGTCAACGGTCGTGGTCGTTGTTGGCGACAATAGAACTGTTGATTCAACGACTATTTCGGTTGTGACTGGTCGATCTGTTTGATCCCAAATCAGCAGCATTATTAATGCTGTGAGGATCGCTAGAAGAATGAATCCATGTTTCCATGTTGGGTTTCTCATTGCACCTGCTCCAGTCCATAGACCCGCACTGCGGGTACACAAAAATCAAGACCTTTTTGCCAGTCGTCAATTTCATCTTCGAGAAACGGCAATCCGTCATGGGTTTCGCAAACCACTTCGCTAATCCATTTCTGGGCGATGCCGTGGCTGATCCATTCCTGGAAGTCATCTCGATTACTCATGTGAACGTGATCCCGTGAACATCAATGATCGTGTTCCAAATGGAAGCGATCAGGTTTGCTGCGAAGTCGTCAATCATTTCTTGACAGTCATCACACTCATGGTCGGTGGAGTGAAACAACGCACCTATTAGCCCTATGGCGTATTCGCCTGAGACTGGCATGACGATGTGGTAGTCGTAGTCAATGATCTGGTCGAACTGTTCATCCGTCAGATCACCGAACTGTTTGGTCGCCGTATGGCGACTCAGTTCTTCGTACAACTCTTTGCCAAGAACGTTTTTGAGTTCGTCAGAATCACTCATTACCCGTTCCCTCCACCCACACATACTCGTAATACGGGGTGTTGTCTTTGTTAAACCTGAGATCACCAGTGGTGTGGTCACCGCTACTGCTACGCCATTTGGCGTGCTGTCTGCGATACACAACGCCAGTTGGGTAGCGGATCTCATCATCAAGGGGAATGCGTTCCCCACTGGGAAGCATCCATCCAATACGCAGTTCATGGCCCTCGTAGGGGCCACCTTTCAGCGGGAACATCCAGCCTTTGCGTTTGGTGAACGCTTTCATTACTTAGAGTTCCATTGCTGCGTTTTCAGGTAACCCGCCACCGCGTACACGGCGAGGTCGATCCATGCGTCATCCAAGGATTCGTTACTGAGTTGGACTGAACCCGTTTCCAGCCATTGCTGTGTTGCTGTAGAGATTCGACGCATCTTGTCGTTGGATCGAATGGCAATCCCGATCCATGCAGGAATGCCAAACATCTCCGAGGCTTCAAGGTTTGCAAACGGGGACTCTTTGGTCCCATAGTCCTTCTGTTTGCGGTCGTGTAGCAGCAACATCGCATCGAGTGTGTCTTTGAATGCCTGTGACTCAGGATGACGTTTTGGTTCAATCACTGGGGGCTTTTGTTTTGCAACTTCACGCCAAAAATCTTCGGTGCGGGCGGTCATGTGGTTATACGCGTTGGGCTTACCCATTTCGTTCCAATCGTTCAAGTTGCATAACTACTGCTGGATGGTTTTGTAAGGCTTGTTGAAGTTTTCGTACCGCACGTTTCTTTGTGCGAAAGATCGAGGACTTTGAAGCGTTCAGTTGTCGTGCAATGGATCGGTAACTGAGTCCTTCAATGACTACAGAATCAAACACCCACGCTTCTTCCTGCGTCAGCACGCTGAAGGCGTCTGCGATTGCTTCTTTGACGGCAAACAGTTCTAACTGTGATTGCTCAGGCTCATTGCCTGGAGCGCATGACATCAACGCTGCGAGCGGTGTCTCTGCGCGTTTCGTGTCGGGTAACCAGTTTTCATCGGGTAGACCCGATGTTTCCCATTTGGGGCGCACAAACAGGTCGTATACGGGTGCGAGATGGTCAGTCATCACCACTCACAAACAGATGGTCGTCAACGTTGATTGCCCAGTACGCTTTCCCTTCAGGGAAATGCTCGACAGGCATTGTCGGCAGCAGCTTCCACAACTCAGCCCACGGCCAGTCAGCACAACGCTCATTAGTGGAGTCCCAAACCCACATGGTCAAATCAAACATTGAGTGCCACTGCTGTAGCGCTAATGCTTTTTCAATCTTCACTTTTAGGATGCGGTCTTTGCCGACCCCCTGGCATTCCACTAGCCCGTTGCTGGTCAGATAGTCGGGCTGGTAGCGGATGAATGGGGGGAGTTTCTTCATTGAAACTGGCGGTCGGTTCAAACCGAAACGCACATGAGCAACCCCGCACAGTTCCTCGTACTTACCTTCCGCTTCGTCGCCCATTGCGGAGAATCGAGATGCAAAGGACTGGTTACGGAATTGACTCATGTTGTCAACTTTGCATTGACAGCCGTATCAAAGTAGGCGTAAATGGATTTGATTTGACGATCATCGACCCAAGCGACGCCGTTCAAACCGTCCGCAACCATCTTGATGTAGTTGTCTAAGTCTCCACGCAAACCTTTGATTGGTTCGTAGTCCAGGTCGGTGATGTGGATACTGATGTGGTCGGTGGAGAAGCGCATCTCAACCGAGACAGGACCCTCGAACAGCGGTCCTTCGTATTGGGCTGCAACAGCCTGCTCTGCTAGCAGTGTGCGTTCGGGAGTGAACACACGCCCTCGCCTTGTCATCCTCGGTCGTTGCTTGACTTGAGGTTTGCCTTCAGCGATAAACGAATAGTTCACTTGTACACCTTGGAGATTATTTTCTCTATTTCGTGGAGGTCGCCACGTTCGATAAATTTTCCCCATCGTTCGTCTGCATTGCAGAGCAACGCCAAAGCCTCGTTTGGCGTGTACGCATCGTCGGCTAGATACAATCCCAGCCTGAATAGAAACCCTGAGCGGTCGGTATCCTCAAACGGCCCGTAAGCAAACGCATGGTGCGTTCGCTTTGACATCCTTTGAGTTGATGGCAGATCCCCGTCAAGCTCGGCAACCGTGATTGTCAACGGTTGTGACTGGACTGGCTTGCGGGGTGGTTTCCACAACGTCTGGTACTGCTCAAACAGTGCAGGTTCCGTACGTCGTTCGTGTGCTGCCTCAACAAAGTCCTCGCAAGCAACCGTCACACCGTTGGGGCTGACCACGACACGACGGTCATCCTGCTCACCATCGGTCAGGGCGTGCGGATAGGGGAGTCGAACGTAATTCCCCAGCTGGCTATCGGCCATTTCAAACTGCTTAGGATTGATTTCCTTTGTTGAAGCCCGAGCAATCTGTGTCGCACCAAGCAGAGCTTTCCTCATGTGCTCCGCCCTGGTGGGGGCGGAGGCAAATACCCAGACATGAAACCCTTTAGAGCGGGATCGTTCCACCCAACCAGTGATTCCCAATTCACCAAGCACAACCCTCAGGTTCTGTGCTTCGATCCATGCGGTTTCTTCACCCTCATCGAAGTCAACGCAACCCCAGTTGACTTGCCAGTGTTCGGCAACATGAACCATCGGATAGACACCCATTGGTTTGCCGTCGCCTAGGTGTTGTTTGATCCGCTCCACATAGTTGACCCACAGTGAGTCGGTGGTTCGTTCGCATCCGCCTTCTTCTGTCCCGTAGGCGTCCATGCGTCCGAGGAACAGTTCAGCAAACTGGTTGATGAGATCACTGCTCATGGTCCTGGTTCCGATGGTGGAGGTCGGATTCAATGTCCTCTAGTTCAATCCACAGCTGTCGAATGAACTGGAGTGCAGTTTGTTTTCCGTCGTTGGAGTGAATGTCGAATGCACGACCCCACAAGGTTGAGCCTCGGGTGTTCAGATAGTCGGTGATTGCAGAGTCCATTGTGTTCATCGCATCGCTACTTTCATTGCTTGTTCCGCTGATTGCAGTGGCATACCTACAGTCAGGGAATCGTCATCTCGTAAAGTTCGTATCGATCCTGTGTTTGGATCAAGGTGTACGTCGAAACATCCCAGCTTGGATGGTGGACGCTTGTTCTTTGCCAGGTTGATGCTGAGTGTGTGCTGATGGCGGCGACGCTCAAACGGATCTAGTGAGTCATCTTCACGTTTGCGGAATGCCTCAATAACGAAGGTTGCTTCGGCTTCACCGCCGTAACGCATACCGCTCATTCCTGCTGCTTGGCCTCGGGAACCTGAAGATCGTGACGACTGGTGGACAACGGCAACAGGAATGCCAGCGTTCTTTGTCCAGCGTTTTATTGCCTGCGCTTTGGCGGCTACGCCTTCGGCACCTTCCACACCATTGATGGGGATGAGTTCCAGGTAATCGAAGATGGCGAGGTCGGCTTCCGCCTGCCAGTAATCATGCGCTTCTTTTAGGGCGTCGGCGCATTGACGTAGCGTCAAGGATTCATCAAACACGATCAGGTTGCGGAAGTCGTGTGATGCTGCACGACGCACTAAACGGGTGGTGTCGTCGTCGCCCATTTTGATTTTGCGTTCGATTTCTTCTGCGTTGATCCCATATTTAATGGAAGTCAATTTGGCGAGAATCAGTTCAGATACTTCATCGGGAGAGAACATGACGATGTGTGCTTGGGGGTTATTGACGATGGCGTTCAGGAGTATCTGCGTTTTACCTGAATGTGCTCGACCAGCGAACATGGCTAGTTCGCCTCGGGCGAAGCCTCGGGTCATTAGATCCAGCTCGGGGATACCTGTCATAAAGCGACCGTCAACGTTGGTCATTGCCTCGATCAGTCCGTCTGCTGCCAACGTCAGCGGTTTCACATACTGATAGATGCGTTCAGTTTCTTCAGCGTTTTCTTGATGTTCTTGTGTCTGGCGGGCCTGAATCTCCATACGGATTTCTTCCAGGTCCAACAGTTGAACGTCTGTCACGGGTTCTCTTTCAGCGCCTCAACCAGCCAAAACGTTGTTTCCATAAAGCGTTGTGTGGCGATTTGGCGTGCAGCGGATTGGGGGAACAGTTCGATTGTCTCCAGAAACGATTTCTCGAATTGTTCAATGGCTACGACTTGGCCGATGATGTCGGCAGCAACACCATCAGGGGGATCTGATGCTGCTGCCGAATCACCGTTGCTGGGGGAACTCACAACCAGAAACCAACGCCCGAGCTCCTGTGCTTGTAGTCGGGGCCAGTGCGCTCAGCGCCGCCAGCCTTCTTCTCAGCATTAGAGGCTGTGTTGTCGTAGAACTCATCAGGATTAGTGGCGTAACGTGCAATCGCCCACTTCTTGTTGAGTGCCTTTTCGTTTGTGTCCTTAGTCATCGACGCATACGGGGGGGCGTCGCTGGTAGGTGAAGCGGCTGCTGCTGGCGCAGCGGCGGGTGCAGCAACGGCCTTTGGTGCAGTGCTAGTTACCTCAGTGACGTTCCCAAACTTGGCTTCCAACAGCTCACGAACAATGCCACCTTCGGTGACCTGAAACTCCAGGCCCAGTTCTTCAAACACTAGGGCCTTGCACTGCATCATGGCCTGCTTGAGATTCGCCATTGTTGCTTCCGAGTCATTGAGATCAATTTCGGTCTGCATGAAGATG